GGTCGCCGCAGTCGAAGCCGCCTGCATTGCTGTCGGCGCGGTCATCGGCGTTGGCGTGGTGCTGTGCCGGATGGTTGGGGAGCGACGTGGCAACTAAGACCACCGCGTTCGACGTGCTGGATGTGCAGATCACCGAGGCGCTCGCTGAGTTGCGGGGCGCGCGGCTGGACATGGATCACTGCCCGAGCGCGGACAATCAGCGCACCGTCGAGTACGCCGAGCTGCGACTGAACCGGTTGATCGACAGGCGACGTGCGGTTGGTGGGTGACGTGATCGGCCCCATCCTTGTCGTCCTGCTCTCGCTTGTCCTGCTCGGGCTGTTCGCCTGGATCGAGTGGCAGTAGCTGTGCCGTGGTCACGCAGCCGGCCGAACGGCAGCAAGGGCAACCCGAAGTACAAGACCAAGGAACACCAGAACGCACGGGCTGAACACATGGCCCAGCTCAAGCGAGCGGGCAGCGGGCAATGCGCCGAGGTCGTGTGCAAGTACCGATCGCGGCTCATCACGCCAGGCATGGACCTTCACCTTTGCCACGACCGGCGCACTGGTCATGTGCTCGGACTTGGGCACCGGAAGTGCAACATCGCTGAAGCGGCGCGATACGCACGGAGTAGGCAGAACGTCACCACGATCAAGTGGTGAATCAGTAAGAGACCCCGGCGATGGCGGTAACCATCCCGGGGCGTGGACGACCTGGGTGAGAGGCCGACATGTCAGAGGCTAGCTGCACGGTCCATGGATGCGATAGAGGCTTGGTCGGTAACGGCTTCTGCTCTGTCCATTACCAGCGGCACAGGAAGCACGGCGACCCGCGGGCGCACATCCCCATTCGGCCAAGCGGTCGTCGAACGCAGGCTGAGTACACCGCCTGTCGTGTGGATGGATGCGACCGGATGTCGAGGATCGCCAAGCAATCGCTATGCGGACAGCACTACCAGCGTTGGCGCAAGCATGGCGATCCAACCAAGTTGCTTCGCAACTCAACGGGCAAGTGGATCGACAACAACGGCTACGTCCGACTAACGACTGGCACCGTGAAGATGGTGATGGAACACCGCGTCGTCATGGAGCAAGTGCTCGGCCGACCACTACTGCCGAGCGAGAACGTGCACCACTTGAACGGCGTGCGCGATGACAACAGGCCCGAGAACCTCGAGCTCTGGGTCAAGCGGCAACCGCAAGGTCAGCGCGTCACGGATCGCGTCGCTGATGCGGTCGAACTACTCCGTCAGTACGCGCCTCACCTGCTCGTCGAGGGGGAGGGGCCATCGAGAGTCTGACGATCTTGGTCGCCCGACCCGCCAGCCGAAGTTTTCTATCTAACGTCGTTTTCCACCGAAGAGGGGGCGCATCGTGCCGCGTCGCCTTGCAGCCGTCCGAGATGGCGCAGAAGCCCCGAGAAGGGCGCCGAAGTCCGTCACCAAGGCTGCCTCCGAGGGCACCCGTAGAGAGCTTCTGGTGGCGATGCGGGCTCGGGTCGCGACGGCTGTCGAAGACCCCAATACGCCCGCTCGGGACCTTGCTGCGCTGACCCGCCGGCTGCTGGAGATCGCCAAGGAGATCGAGGCGATCGACGCGGCCGAGGAGCAGGAGGGCCGCGATGCCAACGCAACACCTGACGAAGCCTTCGACGGGTCGGCTATCTGAGCTTGCTCGCCACGTCGTTGTCCCCTCGGGGATTGCGTCGACGGGTTGGCCGGCGGTGCGGGACAAGTGCCGCACCTTGGGGCTCGAGTTCGACGAGTGGCAGCATGGCGCGGGTCGGGTCATTCTCGCCAAGCGGGCTGACGGGAAGTACGCCGCGACGATCGGCGGGACCGCGCTCAGTATTCCGCGGCAGGTAGGTAAGACTTTTCTTGTCGGCGCGATCGTCTTTGCGCTCTGCCTACTCAATCCGGGCCTGACTGTCATCTGGACTGCTCACCGGCTGCGTACGGCGGGCGAGACGTTCGACAAGATGCAGGGAATGGCTCGCCGGGCCAAAATCAAGCCTTTCGTGGCGAAGATCGTCCTCGGCTCGGGTGAGGAAGAGGTCCGGTTCCGCAACGGGTCGCGCATCCTGTTCGGCGCCCGTGAACGTGGCTTTGGCCGCGGTTTCGATGAAGTCGACATCCTCATCTTCGATGAGGCGCAGATCCTCACCGAGAACGCAATCGACGACATGGTGCCCGCGATGAACCAGTCCCGGCAGCCGACCGGCGGGCTAATGCTGCTCATGGGGACACCGCCAAAGCCAACGGACCCGGGTGAGGTGTTTACCCGGATGCGCACCGAGGCGCTGTCTGGCGAGGACGAGGACACCGGCTACATCGAGTTCTCGGCTGACCCGAACTTCACGCCGAGTGAGAAGCCGGCGCCGATGGCCGCCGAGGATTGGCGGCAGATCGCCAAGGGCAACCCGTCGTATCCGAAGCGGACGCCGCGCGAGGCGATCCTGCGGATGCGCAAGATGCTCACCCCAGAGTCGATGCTCCGCGAGGGCTACGGCATCTGGGACGACGAGGATGCCGGGCCAGGACTCGACTTCCCACGCTGGAAGACGCTGGCTGATGCCTCGGCGGAGCGTGGCGGTAGCCAGGTGTTCGCGCTGTCGACGGCCCCGGATCGTTCATGGGCTGCGATCGCTGTCGCCTGGCTGCGCCCTGACGGTGACGTGCAGGTGATGTTGGCCGACTACCGGCCAACGACCGCATGGGTCAAGGAGCGCGCCGAGCAACTGGGCGCCCGCTGGGGCGGCAAGGTCCTCGCCGACCCGGAGTCCCGTGACCTTCTCGACGACGCCGACACGATCCCGCTGGCTCGCGCGGAGGCAACCCTCGACGACGCGATCACCGCGGGCACTGTCCACCACAGTTTTTCAACCCCTGAGCACCAGCGAGCACTTGACACCGCCGTACGCGGCGCCAAGTGGCGCAAGAGCGGCGACGGCCGAGTCCTGGACCGCAAGGGCTCGCTAGACATCTCGCCGGCCGTGGCTGCGGCCCTGGCGGTGCACGGCGTCATGACGGGCGACAACAGCCCCCCGAATCTCTGGTGAGAGGAGCCTTCGTGGTTGCCACGCTCCTCGAGATCGTCGGATTCCTCCTCGTCGTCGCTGCGGCGTTCCTTGTGTCCCTGCCCCTGGCCCTGCTGGTGGCCGGCGTCGGTTTGCTGCTGGCGGCTCTGGTGCTCGAGCCGCGTCGTAAGGCTGCTTCGTGACGGTCCTGGGGCGGCTGTTCGAGCGTCGCGCCAGCATCGAGTCGCCGCTGGTGCCGCTGTCGTCGCACGGCATCATGGAGATGCTGGGGATGCAGCCGAACAACGCGACCGGCGTCGCGGTGACCGAGAAGTCGTCGCTGCGCTTCGGTGCGGTGTGGCGCGCGGTCAACCTGATCTCTGGACTGGGCGGCGCACTGCCGCTGCACTCCTACCGCTCGGGCACCTATGAGCGCCAGCAGGTGCAGATCCTGAACAACCCGCACCCTGACTTGACGCCGCTGGAGTTCTGGCGGCTGCTGTACGCGCACCGGTCGCTGTGGGGCAACTCGTACGCGCTGAAGTTGCGCAACCAGGCCGGGATGATCCGCGAGCTGCACCCGCTGGTGCCGGAGCGCGTCCGGGTCACGAACGTCGGGTCGAGTGACGCCAATCCGTCGGGCAAGCTGTTCGTCGTCGATGGCAACCTCGACGACCCGCTCACCCGCAAAGACATCTTCCACATCCCCGGCTTCGGCTATGACGGGATCTGCGGGGTCTCCCCCATCCGGCTTGCGGCGACGACAATCGGCCTTGGTCTGGCTGCCGAGGAGTACGGCGCCCGGTTGTGGTCTGCCGGCTCGATGCTCGGCGGTGTGCTCCAGACGGAGCAGCGCCTCGACCAGCCGTCTGCCGACCGCCTCAAGGCGTCGTGGCGGGACAAGGTCGCCGGGCTGTCGAAGGCGCACGAGGTGGCGATCCTCGACGCTGGGGCGAAGTTCCAGCCGATCACGATGCCGAACAATGATGCCCAGTTCATCGAGTCCCGCGACTTTCAGGTGTCGGAGGTGTCCCGCTGGTTCGGGGTGCCGCCGTTCCTGCTGAACCAGACGGAGAAGTCGACGTCGTGGGGTACGGGCCTGGAGCAGCAGGCGACCGGGTTCGTGAAGTTCGACCTGCACCCGGCGTGGCTGGCCCCGACCGAGGCGCGCGTGACGAAGGAGCTAACCGGCTCCGGGATCTACGCAAAGTACAAGGTCGAGGGCCTGCTCCGCGGTGACACGCAGTCCCGTGCCGAGTTCTACACCGCCATGCGGAACGCGGGCGTGTACAGCGCCGACGACATCCGCGAGCTCGAAGACATGCCCCCGATCCCTGACGGGGCGGGCGCTGGCTACCTCCAGCCACTCAACATGGCCCCATTGGGCTCCGAAGGGACGACCAATGCGCCGGACAACGCTGCCTGACGTGGAGCGGCGGGAGACGCCGCTCACGCTGACGGACTTCACGCTGCGGGCGACCGCGACCGACG